CCCCTATAGTCAAAGGTTAAAGAAGAACAAAACAACCCCGAATCGGGGAAAAAAGTAGTCTTTTTAACCCCAGACGGGCCTTTGACACCATATAGGTGGCTCGTGCTAAGCGAAATATTAGAAAATAAAAGCACGAGACTTTGGGAAATCGAAATTTAACAAGATGTATGTTTAGCCTAATTAGGCAAGGTCAGGAAAAACCTAGTTTTTTGTGAATACAGCAGGAGCTCCAACTTGAAAATAAAATTTCATATCGGAACCTGCTGACCTATATACCAAACAAGAACTCCGTTGCGAAGCTATAGAAATAGCTTGGGCGAAGTTATTGGAGGGATATAAAGGACTCACAGCAGATGTATTACACGAAGTAATTGCAATTTTACTTGTAGAAGTATACGGCATTCGAACGGAAAATGGTTGCAATGATCCAAATGTAGAAAGTACAGATGGCATGATTGTTGCACTCAAAAGAGTGGGAATAGTACCATTGTCAACGTACGCGCTGTAAACTGAATTACCTGTGCTTATAACACCGCTTGTTGCAAGTAGTGTGCCGTTGATTGGAGAAGTATCCTCCAAGTCTAAGGACATAGCGGTATATACATACGAACCCCTCCTAAATCGGAACAACAGATTATACCAGTCATAGTAAGGAAAACTTATTACAGTACTGGGCAAAACTGGATCCGAAATAAAACTCAAATATCCACTTTGACCGTAAAGATCATTGGATGTAGGAGTTACTCCACGAAGACAGTTCTCCAAAAGAGATTTGTTGGGTGGAATTACGTAGAGGGGTGCTGTAGAATTGAACGCATGATGTAACGTGGAAACTTCTGTAGCACTAGGAGTGCTTACATAATTTCCCATCACAAAGGGCACCAAATTCTCTGGTGATTTTTGCTTTGTATCACGGGATGTATCCGCAATTTGAGCGAAACCACCATCAATCATTGGAGGGACGTTTGCAGGAACAGTGAGGTCAAAATTCAAAGGAGCAGTCATTGAATACAACTTAAAATCTGAACCAGCACTAATCCACAAATTAAACTCAATTGGAGGAATTGGTGTTTCCTTGTATGTAAGAACATTTAGAACACGAAATCCCAAGTAGCCATTAACACTGGCTGTAGTCAAATTACTACCATCAACAGCAAGTTGTGGATAATGAGATGACCATGGTATTTCGAATTCTATTTCACTGTCGCATTGTATATCTACAATATGTGACGTCAGTTCAAAAGCTGCATCATCAGTGACAGAAACACCGAACGATGAGCCCTCTGGTGAGTACAAAATCTGCACACGGGCAGAGTGGAACGCAGATGCCACGATTTGTAGTTTATACTTAATCGAACCAGACCAATACCTACAAGGAAGACTAACAAATTTCAATGGTGAACAAAAATCTAATTCTCCATTGTCATATGCTATATATTGGCCTGAACATGGATGAACAGGAGTATCATAAAGCATAGTACCAACAGTATCTGATGACGCCATTTCAAATGTGGTCAGTAGTGCTGGTCTAGACGCAATTTCATGCAATCCACTAGGACACAAGTAATCAACCATTTCTGAATCAACTTGTGCACTACCTGCTTCATCACCAATTGATAATTCAAAAGGAGTAAGAGCAGTAGCATTATTTTGCTGTGGAACATTTAAAGTCATGTAATTGGTTTGTGCGATACCACCGTCAATCGCTACCTTCCTCTGATGTGATCTACCAAAATTAGGGATGATATCCCGAGAAAAACCAAGATAACGAGAGTTATCAACTGGTGTCTTGTTGGAATAACCACATAGGGTAACATCCATCATATTACCAAAGACTGTAACATCTATTGGTGGTACAACGGACCCCAATTTCAGAGGATTGAGTACGTAAATGAATATGCGTGCTTGATTCACATTGGCGTTCGCTTTAGACAAATCCAAATAATTGTAAGGATAGACAAATGGAATATCTAATTCCACAACTTCATTCACCCCTGCAGAAATAATAACATGCGGAAATGATGTGACAGAAACCAAATTATTGGTACGAGCTGTCAAAGCATTATTCGAGAATGGTTCTGGACAGGGCGACCAGGCAGCAATAAGTTTTCCATAATGGAAAGAAGTACCGTTAAGCCTAATCGTTATTTTGAAGGAAGCACGTAAAAACCTAAACCGAGAGAGTTTTTCCTGTATAGCTCGAAAGCCGAAGAAAACATCAGGCAAAATTATCTCAGATAAACCTGTACCTGCTGGTTGGGAAGCATCCCAAGCAAAAGAGGCTATAGGGTATACTCGAGATGTATAATCGGTCAAGGTTGGAGTTTTGAAAGCGAGATTGTGAGTGCGAACAGCGGTATCGTTATTGTCTTCAACGACAATTGGCGACGTGTCCGCAAAACGCACTGATTGCTCAGTTTCATCTCCGTGTAGTTGTTCAACAGTATTTGCAGCTACTGCTGGGGCTGAATTTGATTCTGTATTAGAGTCAGTAAGGCTGTAAATAATGCAATGG